CTATTTGGAAACCTGAACCGTCATCTTGCGCGGGCGCGCATTGTCGCCAGAGCCCGGCACCAGCATGGTGATAACGCATTGGCCGCCGGAAAGACGAACGGAAAGAAGCTGGCCGCCGGTTTCCTCCACGGCGCGGGAGGCGGCGCTGCGGCAATCGACGCGGTCGTTGCCATCGGCATTGTCGGCGTCGCTGCGCTGGTTGTCCACCGGCACGACCAGCCCGGAAATGTCGGGCACGCTCGTCGTTGCGCCGGGCAACATCACCCAGGCAATCAACGCCGCCGTAATACTGGCCATGATCGACTTTGATCGCATTTACCGCCACTCGCCGCATTTCAAATCCTGACATGATTTTTACGCGCTTGCGGCTGAATGGCAAATGAATGCTTCGCAATCTTGCCGGAGAGATGGAAAAAACCACGCAAATTCAGCGACCTGCACGGTGTTCCGTCGCCCCGGCAAGGCCTCTTTACTTGGCGGGAGCAATCTCCTTTTTCGCCCGCAGGCGCCCGTAAAGGGCAAGCAGGCCGCCTGCCGCCCCGGCCAGCGCTACCAGCTGGTCGCTGAGTGCGGCCTGATCGGCCACCGCAAGATCGATGCCGGACATATGCAGCCCGGCTGCGGCAATCGCCACCAATGCGCCCCAGACGGTGCGCGATACATACCACGGTTTCGTCTCGTTCATGTCCTGTCCTTTCCTCGTTGAAAAACCCGTCACCATGAAAATGTCCGGCTGGCCGCAATGCCCGCCGCATAGCGGCCAAGCTGGCGCACGCTCAGCGTCAGCCCGGCAGGCGCCTGACCGAAATCGGCAATCTGCGCCAGCAGGCCATAGGTGTAGGCTGGCGATGTCAGCGTCACGCTGCGCCGCAGGCCACCGGCCTGATCGGCAATCTCCAGCCGGTAGCTCTCGCTTTCCTCCTCCAGCGGAATATCGCTTGCCGTCCAGTTGTCGGCATCCACCCGCCCGCGCCGCACGAAGCTTATGGCAATATCACCGCCGGAAAGCCGCCTTGCCCTGAGATGCGCTGGCGAAAGCGGCGTTTCGGCCCTGATCCCGCCGGTGAAACTTTCCGGGCCGATGCTGGCAAGCGTGGTACCGGCCGCCTCGGCAATCAGGTTCATCGTCAGGCCTATTTCACTGGTGGACAGCGAAAGCGACTGCGCCGCCCCATCCAGCGCCACCACGGTTGCGCCGCTGGATGCGCCTGCCGCCATGGCGTCTTCCGTGCCGTAAAGTCCGCGCAAAAGGCCCGAAAGCTGCCATTGGCCGCTGGCAATCTCGCTGGCATCGGTGAAGGACAGAAGCTCCCACACGCCGTTATCGGCCAGCACCGCCAGAAGATTTGCGCCGTTCAGCACCGAAAGCTGCGAGGCTGCGGCAAAACTGCCAAAGGCAAGCTCCACCACCATGCGGTTGGCCCGGTCAAAGCGCCCGCTGACGCCTGCGGCAAGGGCGCCCGCCAGCGTGCCCATGCTGGCGGGCCGCGACAGCACGGCGCGGCTCTCATAATTTTCCGTGGTGGCGGAAGAGGAAATCACCATTTTCCGCCAGGGCTTGGCAAAGCCCGCCACGCGGGCAAAGCTGCCCGTATCGCCACTTTCGAAACGCGGCAGATCCATATAGGCAATGAGCGGCGAAAAGCCCTGTGCCGCGCGGTTTGCGCTTGCCCGCCCGGTGGCCGCCACCGAAAGTGCGAGGGGAACAGGCGGCGCCACTTCGCGCAGTTCCAGCGAAAGCCCGTCGCTCTCTTCCAGCCGGGAAATCATGAAGCGGCCCGCCGGTCCCTCGTTCAGCGTCAGCACATCGCCCGGCTGCAAGGCCAAATGCGACGGCGCAAGCGAAAGCGTCAGCCCGCGCCGCGACAGACGGTGATCGCGCAATTGCGCCTCAGCCGCCGCAAGCGCCAGCCCCTCATCCAGCACGGCCGGCAGGCTAAGCGAGATCAGGCTTGCCGCACTGCCCGCCAGTTGCCGCGAGCGGGCGCTGGCATCTTCGTAATCCTGCGCCGGATCGGCAAAGCCCAGCACGGCCTGCCCGGCATAATCGGCCAGATCGCCACGGCTTTCCTGCCAGAGCGGCTGATCCTCCTGATCGACAAAGGCCTCCACCCCGATTGCCGGCAGGCTCACCGCCTGGCGGGAGCGAAAGGCAAGCTTGCCCTCCACCTCCATCACATCCAGAAGAAAGGCCTGCAACAGAGGCTCGATCAGGCTGCGGGCGGAAGCCACATCTCCCTGCACATAGCCCGGCAAATCGCCGGTGACGGCGGAAACGTCGAAATCGGCAAAGCCGTGATCGGTGAGAATGGCGGCAATCACCTCAGCCAGCGTGCCAGCGCCAAGCCTGCCATTCAGCCAGTGGCCGGTGCGCCAGTTATCGCCATCGGTCCAGAGGCTGGTATCGTAGGGAAAGGCGGGAAAGGGCCGCGCATCCCAGGTCCACAGAAAGATATGCGCCGGATCCACCATGCCCGCGGGCGCATTTCCCCCCGTCCACCAGTCGAGATGCGCCTCCAGAAACCGCCGCTGCATGGCATCGGAGCGCGCACCCGAGGAAAAATAGGGCAGCGCGTTTTCCGAGGATTTCTGATCGGGAAACACATTGGGCTGGTTTGCCGCCCGCTCCACCGCCGCGCAGCCGAGTTCGGTAAACCACAGCGGCTTCATCTTCGGCTGCCAGGCCGTCGGGCTTGCCACTTCCACGCCGTTGAAGCGGTTATAATGAAGATTGCTCCACCAGCCCTCCAGATCCTTGTAGCGATAGAGCCAGTGGCGGCCCTTCAACCCGTCGGAAATGGCGCTGCGGCGGCGCACCTGCCGGTCGGCCTCGCTTGCATAATACCAGTCATAGCCCTCCCCGGCGACAATCTGGCCCTGCAAACCCGCCCTGTCATCGGCCAGCACGAAACCATCGGGATGGGCGGCGGTAAAATCGCCATCCTGCCAGTCGGCCAGCGGCATGTAATTGTCGATCCCCACCGCATCGATGGCCGCCGATGCCCAGAGCGGATCGAGATGAAAGAACACATCGCCCGAACCGTCGGCGGGGTGATAGCCGAAATACTCGCTCCAGTCCGCGCCATAGGTGATGCGGCTTGCCTGCCCCAGCACGGCACGCACGTCTTCGGCCAGTGTCATGAGACCGTCCACGAAGGGAAAGCGGTTGGCGTCGTTGCGCAGTGTGGTCAGCCCGCGCAGTTCAGAGCCGATGATGAAGCCATCCACCCCGCCCGCCAGCGCTGCCAGCCGGGCATAATGCAGAACCATCCGGCGATAGCCGCTATCGCTGCCGCCATAGATCAGGATATTGCCGATGGCGGCGAAGTCCGATGCCTTGGCCGAGCCCAGAAAGGCCGTAACGATTGCATCGGTCGCAGCCGTGCAATCCGGCGTTCCCGCCCTGCCGGGGGCGGGATGGCAGGTAATGCGCCCCCGCCAGGGATAGGCCGCCTGTTCGGTGCCGCCATAGGGGTCGGGCAGGCCGTTGCCGCTTTGAATATCCATCATCACGAAGGGGTAGAGAAACACCTTCAGCCCGCGTGCCTTCAGATCGGCAATGGCTTCCCGCACGCTCGTGTCGCAAGGGGTGCCGCCATAGGCGGGGCTGCCCTCCGGCTGGCTTACCAGATAGGCGCGCTCGCGTGTCAGCCCGCCCACGGTCCAGGCGCGGCTTTCCTTGCGGCTGGCCTGTTCCACGCCGGGTAAAATGGCGCAGTGGTCGGCCCTCAGATCCGTGCCGAACCAGCTGACCACCAGCGCCACGCTTTCCAGATTGGGGCAAAGCGCCTGCAATTCGTCCAGCGAGGCCGCCCAGTCGCTTGCCGCCACCAGCGTATTGCGGTTGATGACGCGCGAAGAGCCGCTGCCGGTCTTTTCCGTCACTTGCGTGGTGGCATAGCCATGCTCGGTTGCGCCGGGAATGATGGTGATGGCGCGAACGGCGTCTTCCAGCCCGCCCACCGCCCGCATCACCTCGAATTGCAGCACGGGTATACGGTTGCCGTAATCGTCGAGCGGCAGGCGTTCGAACACCACATAGGCAAGGCCGCGATAGGCCGGGCAATTGTCCTCGCCCTGTTTTGCGGCAATCAGCGGGTCCAGCGGCTGGTCTTCGGTGCCTGTATAGAAGCGCATCTCCACGTCCGTCAGGTCCAGCTCCTCGCCATCGGCCCATACCCGCCGCAGGGCCGAAACCGGGCCTTCGCACAGCGCCAGCGCAATATTGGCATAATAGCTGTAGGTCTTGGTGGTGGTGCTGGAAGCCTTGCTGCCGCTGCGCTCCTTCGTTACCTCCTCTTCAAAGCGCGTGGCCCAGATCAGCGTGCCGCCAAGGCGCGAGGTGCCGTAAAGGCGCGGCACCACCGCACCGTCGCTTGCCCCGCCGATCCGCGCCGTGGAAAGACGCGATCCCGTCACCGTCGTGCCGCCGATCAGGGCGCTGTCCACCGCATAGCCCGCCAGCGCGCCCGCCGCACGGCCAAGGATCGTCCCCACCGGACCAAACAGGCTGCCAAGCGCTGCCCCCGCCGATTGCAGAACCAGAGTCGCCATCATTCCACCTCAGGAAAACGAAAAATTCCGGCAATCCGCCGCTTCCACGACGGCACCAGCGCCGAGCGCGTCACCGCCGCCTGTTCGTAAGCGTGGATGAACACACCATCCCCCGCCCATATCCCCAGATGCTTGGCGGCATGGTGGGCGCGAAAGCGAAAAACCAGCACATCCCCCGGCTCCACGCTGCCAAAGCCCGGAACCGGCAAGAAATGCCGCCCTGCCGCATCAAGCAGCCGCTCCTCGCCGGAGCGCTCGGCCCAGTCCGGGCCATAGGCAGGCACCGCCTCCGGTTCGCAGCCGTAAAGCTCGCGCCACAGGCCACGCACCAGCCCCAGGCAATCGGCCCCCACGCCCTTTTCGCTTGCCTGATGCCGATAGGGCGTGCCGATCCACCCTTCGGCCAGCCGCAATACACGCTGCCCCGTCTGCATGGCCGCACCCCTCCAGGATCAAGTTTTCGCGATTTTATTGAAAGCCCACAGTACACGACGCTACGGTTTTGCGTGTGGTTTACCCCCCTCTGTCCTGCCGGACATCTCCCCCTCAAGGGGGGAGATCGGGCAAGATCAAGGCCCTGCCTAAATTCCTGAAAAACGCCGTCATCACACCTATTCTTTGAAGAATGGCGCTTTGTCCGTATTGCAATCTCCCCCCTTGAGGGGGAGATGCCTGGCAAGGCAGAGGGGGGTAGGCCACGCCACATACCTCAGCGTCGTGTACTGTGTTGAAACCCGCCTTCGCCACGCATTCCCGGACGCAAAACCGGCATCCACTTTTGACTGGGAATGCTTCTTTCAACGCATTCCCGGACGCAAAACCGGTTTCCACTTTTGACTGGGAATGCTTCTTTCAACGCATTCCCGGACGCAAAACCGGTTTCCACTTTTGACTGGGAATGCTTTTACTCAAACAGCACCGATCCATCATGCGTGGTCTTGCCGCTGACATAGGAATAGGCGAAATCCGAGCCCGGCATATGCGGAAAGCCGCGAAAATTGGCGGCATTGGCAAAGCTGTCGCGGCAGGTGGCAAAGCGTTTGTCGCAGCCAATATCCAGCCGCAGGCCATCGCCCGGCGAAAGCGTCACCTCCAGCGGCAGCCACAGGCTCAGCATCAGGCCGTCATCGGTGCTATTGCTGTCTTCGACATCCACTTCCAGGCCCTTTTCCGCCCCGCTGGTCACGCTCAGCCTGCCATGGCGAAAGGCCCCATCGGCAAAGCCCTCCACCCCGCCAATCAGCAGCCGGTCGGCGGCGGGCATGGAAAGAAGCGTTCCCGTCGCCCGTCGCCCCGCCTGCCCCATGTCGATGCCGCAGCGCTCATCACCCAGCCGGGCATCGCAACGGCGGCTGTACAGCCTGCCCTGCTGGCGCTCCAGCACGGCGGTAAAGCTGCGCAGCTCGGCGGAAAATTGCCCCGCCTGCCGCTTCACCTCGCCAATCAACTGCACCTTCAGCAGCGCATATTGCTCCGGCTCCTGCCAGTTCACCCGAAAAAGCTCGACCTTCGCCCCGTCATAACGGCCAGCCAGCAAATCGGCCTCGGTAATCGCGACACTGGAAAAGGCCCCAACCACCTCTGCCGCGGCGGCGGAAAGATCCGCCACCGCCTCGCCATCACTCATGGAAAATCCGCTTGCGGCCAAAAACACCGTGCCATCGAAGCTCAGGTCGCGATCATGATCGGTAAAGCCCAGCACCACGCCGTCGCTGCGCGTCACGCGCCAGGCCGTGGCAAGCGTCGTCGCCTCACCCGCGATATGCGCCGCGAAAGCCTCGGAAAATCCGCGCATCCGTCACTCCTTTCCTCATATCGCCGCCCGGTAGACGGCCCAAAGACTGTCCAGCGTCCCCGACGAGAGCGCACTCCCGCCGTGCCAGGCATCTTCCCCACTCGCCACGAGATTGGATAGCAAGTTCACTCCTTGTCGATCTCCACCCGTGAGGGGGAGATGCCTGGCAAGGCAGAGGGGGGTAGGCCACGCCACATGCCTAAGCGTCGTGTACTGTGCGCATCGGATGACCCGAAAACCGGTTCCCACTTTTCGGTCCGATGGCTTTTTTCACGCATCGGATGGCCCGAAAACCGGTTCCCACTTTTCGGTCCGATGGCTTTTTTTCACGCATCGGATGGTCCGAAAACCGGTTCCCACTTTTCGGTCCGATGCTTTTTTCACGCATCGGATGGCCCGAAGACCGGTTCCCACTTTTCGGTCCGATGCTAGGCCAATATCTCCACCAGCGGGATCGACGGAATGCTCCCCGCATTGAAGGCTTCCAGATTGACCTCCATCGTGTCGGTGTCGAAGCGTACCGGCACGTCGAATTCAAATCCCGCCTGTACGGCCACGCCCGTAGCTGGCGCTGTTGCAAGTGTCACCGTTCCGCTTGCCGCATCCAGCGTGAAATCGCCGGAGGCAAGCGCCACCCCGCCCACGGCAAGCTTCACCGTGCCGCTCACCGGCTTGGCGATGCTGCGGGTAAAGCCGCCCGCCGCATCGCCATAGGTTTTCAAAAGCTGGAAGCGCCGGTTGGCGCCGTCGCCATTGCCGATAAGCTGATCGAAAGCCGTCACCGCCTGTCCGGGCCGCGCTGACGCATGATCCAGCGGATCGCGAAAGCGAAAGCCGGTCAGCCGCCCCCGCCGCGCCTCGAAAAATTCCAGCACGGTGTAGAGATCGGCCAGGGATTTCACGCCCGAACCGGCATCATAGCTGCGGCGTGAACCGGCCCAGCGCTGGTTGCGGCTTTCCCGCCCGTTGGAAAGATTGACAATATCGGTGCGCCGCACCGGGCCGCCGCTGGTGGTCAGCGATACCCGCAGCGGAAAGCGCACCTCGTGAAACGCATCCGTCATCGGCCTGTCCGTTCAATGAGTAAGTGCTTTTTGGTATTTCCGTCGCACGACGGTTCCATGAAGTGTTCTCGGCAGAATGCTTCACCCTGAAACCTCACAGCCCGCGCTGGCCGCGCCGCACGCTTCTGGCCAGCATGGCGGAAATCTGTCCCTCGCTTTTGCGAAAGCTTGCCGCATCCTGCGCCTGCACGTTGAAGGTGACTTGCGAGCCACCGCCGCCGCCATGCATGGCAACGCCCAGCGAACCGTCGGCGCCGCGCTTCAGCGGCATGATCGCCTCCGAGCCCGCCTCGCCCATCAGCCCGAGATTGCCGCCATTCATGCCGAAATAGGTGGGGCTGGACACCACCCCGCCATTGGCAAAGGGCGTGATGGAGCCCGGCACGCCACCCTTTTCAAAGGCAAACAGCGAGGAAAGCCCGGAAGACAGGCTGGAGGTGGCGCTGCCCGCCAGCGAAGACAGCGCCGATTGCAGCGGCTGCAAGCCGGAATTAAGCGCAATGCCCGCCAGATTGGAGGCAAGCGATTTCAGCACGGTTTCAAGATCACTGCCGCCCACCGTGGCGCTTTTCAGCGCCGAGGTCAGCGCCGTGCCAAAGCTTTTCGAGCGCCCCTCGAGATCGGCGAGCGCGCTGGCCGCCGCCGAGGTGTCGAGGTTCAGCGCCAGCGAAAGGGTTTCGTCATCCGCCATGAATTGCCTCTTTCATATTCGGTTGTCGGAAAAATCGGGCCGCCGCCGCCATGCCGGTCAGTCGGGAAAGGCGGCCATCAGCGCGTCCAATCCGGCGCGGCTGAAGGCAGCGGGTGCGGGCTGCAAGGTGCCGCTCATGGCGGCAAATTCCAGCGGGCTCAGCCGCCAGAACAGCTCCGGTGGAAGCCGCAACAGGCACAGGCCAACATGCATTGCCGCCCCCCAGGGAAAGGGGGGCGGCGGCGATGTCACGTCCTGGCCTGTTGCGGCTCGCAAGGGTTTGGCCCCGCCTCCGGCGTGTCGCCCACGCCAAAGGTCAGCATCAGAAGATCACGCACGATGGCCGCACAGGCGCTGACGCCGCCTTCCACCACCATGTCCTCCACATCTTCATCGGAAAAGCGGTTGCCGCCCCCGCGCAAGCCCGCCGCCAGAATGCGGATGAGATCGCGGCTGCCCAGCCGCCCAGAAGAAAAGCGCGTGGCAAGCGCCGCCAGGCTTTCCGCGGCAAACGCGGTTTCCAGTTCGGCCAGCGCCCCCAGCGTCAGGCACAGAATGCGCCTTTCGCCGTCGATCACCGCCTCCACTTCGCCGCGCCGCCGGTTTGCACGTCCTGCAAGGGTCATGGTCATGCTGCCGCTCCGAAGCTGAGTTCGCCAGCCGATTCCAGCGCGATTTCGAATTTCAGCTCGCCGGAATGGTCGCCGGAATAATCCAGCGCCGTCACCTGGAACGGCCCGCTGACCGTACCAAAGGCCGGAATGATTACCTGCCACGACAAAATGGCCCCGGAAAAAAACGCCGCCCGCACCAGCGCATCGGACGACTGGTCCTTGAAAAGCCCCGCCCCGGAAACGGATGCGCGTTGCGCGCCCGCCCCCGCCAGCAGCTCGCGCCAGCGCCCGGCGCTGTCGGCATCCGTCACATCGACGGTCTCGGCATTGAAAGAAAGCTTTTTCGACCGCAAACCCGCAACCGTCACATAGACGCCGCCATCTGCAATCTTCAGCAGCAGGTCCTTGCCCTTCTGCACAACCATGGAAAACTCCTATCTCGAATATCTTGCTTGATAATGGCTCCGGCAGCTTGCGGCTGATCACCGCCACCTGAGCGATGGTCAGCCGCTGTCCCCTGCCCCCGGAAACCGCAGTCTGTTATTGACGCGAGAAGGTTTCAACTTGATTCTCTCTTTACGTGTATAAATTCGAAAAATATTCAACTTAAAGTTGATTTATTCATATCTCAATCGATTTGAGCGCGATTGCCTCAGGCAAGAAGGCTGCGAAACTGAATGTCGGCGCGGTAAAGCGCGCTCTTCTCCTCGCGCCGGCTGGCGGTTTTTTCATGCAGCAGCGAAACCGCCACCGCCGTCGGCAGAACGAGCGCTGCATCGTCCAGCACCGCCCTTATCCGGGCGGCAATGGCTTCCACCTGCCGCCTGCCTTCCGCCGCCCAGGCCGTCAGCGTCAGGTGGCAGACAATCAGCCCGTCATCGTCGCTGGACATGTCCTCGCATTCCACCTCGCCCAGCATCACATAGGGTTCGCGCCCGCGCGGCAGGCGGCGGTCGCAAATCCGGCCCGTGCCGATCAGGCCCACAAGGGCAACATCTGCCTCCAGCCTTGCGGTAACAGCGGCCAGCAATTCATTCACCGCTGCGCTCATCCTTGTCCTCCTCGCGTTCGGCCATGCGCTTTGCCGCCTGCTGCCTTGCCTTGTCCTTCACCATGCGCCGCAGGGCATCGCTCAATTGCTGCATGGTGGCGTTCACCGCCTCGCTCATCGGCTTTCCTCCTCGCAGACCAGCAGCAGAAAGCGGCGGGCTGCATCCGGCTCCAGCACGGCGCGGATCGCAAGCTGCCTGTCGCGCCATAAAAGTCTTTGCCCGGCGGCAAGGTCGTCGCGGTAATAGACAGTGACGTGACAGGTGGTCACGGCACGCTCTGCCCCCGCCAGTTCCGAAAGCGCCACGGCCTTCAGCTCGACGCGCCCCCACAGCCGCGCCACATCGGCAAAATTGCCCAGAAGCCCGCCCTGTCCATCCGGCTCCTCCAGCAGCGCCTGTAGGGTAAGCCGCGCCTGCATCTCGCCGGGATCGGGAATGGTAAAACCGTTCACAGCCGCCTCCGGCAAAAGGGGGCGATCAGCCGGTCGTAACCGGGCGGCACCAGCGCCGGCTGGTCGGCCAGCGTCACCGCGCCCCGGCAGGCAAACATGGCCGCCACATGCAACAGCATGGCCCGCTTCAACCCATCGGGCACGTCGGCGGCGGCCTCGCCGAACCCGGCGGTGAAATCAATCTCGATGCCGTTCAGCACCCGCCCCGGCAGCGGCCGTTCGCGCAGCCACAGACGGGCGGGACGGGCCACGCCATCCAGCAGGTGATCTTCAAGCGACACTTGAACGGGCACGCCCGTCTCGTCATAAACCGTCACCGCATCAAGGGTTTGCACGGGGCCGCTGGCAATCTGAATCACCTCGTCGCGCGGCCAGTCGTCAAGGTAGAGCCGCATGGGGCGGCTGATGGTCGTCAGCCCGGTTTCGGCCTCCACATGGCGGCGGGCAACGCTGATCAGCCCGCTCAGCAGATCGTCTTCATCGGTATGGTCGATCTTCAGATGCGCCTTGACATCGGCAAGCGAAACCGGCTCGGACGCGGGCGCGGCGAGTTCAACACAGGTCATGATCGTCTCCGGGAAATGTCTCTGGAAAGAAGCACAGCCAGCCAGCCAGCCGCTCCTTGCGTCATTCCCTGAGCCGTTTCCGGCTCAGGGTGAACATCATGCAGCAGATTTAAAGTGTTACAGCGTCCTTCGTGCGTTTGATAAAACGCACGGCGCTGTAACATCATGCAGCAATGGCGGGCCATGCGGCCTCAGGAGGCGGCGAATTTCACCAGTTTGATCGCCTCGAAATTCTGCACCCCGCCGCCAACCCGGCGCGTGGTGTAAAACAGCACGTAAGGCTTGGCCGAATAGGGGTCACGCAGCACCCGCACGCCCATGCGGTCCACCACCAGATAACCGGCGCGGAAATCCCCGAAGGCGATGGCCGCCGCATCGGCGGCAATATCGGGCATGTCCTCGGCTTCGGCCACGGGAAAGCCCATGAGCGAGGCCGCTTCGCCCGCCCGCTGCGGCGGCAGCCACAAATAGTTGCCATCGCCATCCTTGAACTTGCGGATCTCCCCTTGCGTCTTGCGGTTCATCACGAAGGTGCCGTTCTGGCGGTGTCCGGCCTTCAGCGCATAAATCGTATCGATCAGCACGTCGGAAGGGCCGCTTGCGGCAAAGGCGCCTGCCGCCCCCGTGGCCCGATAGCCGATCCGGCCCCAGGCCCAATTGCTGTCCGCCACCCGGTCATAGGCCAGAAAGCCCTTGGGCTTGTTCACGCCATCGCCGGAAACGAAGGCCGCGCCCTCCTGCTCGGCAAAGGCAATGTCCACCTCGGCGGCAATCCAGGCCTCCACATCCACGGCGGCATCGTCCAGCAGGCTCTGGGTGGCCGCCGGCATGGCGTAAAGCTCCATGGTGGGAAAGGAAAGCTCGGTCAGGTCCGGGGTTGCCGTTTCCGGGCGCGCCGCCGTTTCGGCCACCCAGCCGGAAGCCATGCCGGTGGGTGCGAAGGGCTTTTTCAGCACCGCGCCCGAAACCTGCCGCACCGTTGCCAGCCCCCGAATGGGCGAAACCGCCGAGAGCCTGCGGCCAATCTCGCCATCGGTTTCGTCCGGCACCAGATAGCCGCCTTCGCCATCGGCGCTGTTGCTCATGGATTTCGCCTGCAAATCGCGCAGGCCGCTTTCATCGCCCCGGCGAATATAGGCATCGAAGGCCGCCTTGCGCTCGGCATCGGCAATGCTGCTTCGCCCGCCCAGTTGCGGGCGAAGCTTCTTCAGCGCCAGCTGGTCGATGACACGGGACTGGTCGTCCAGCGCCCGGTTGATGCGCTCCACCTTGTCGCGCGTGACCACATCGGCGGTCAGCTTCTGCTCGATTTCCTCCAGCCGCCGGTCATTGGCCTCGCGAAAGGCCTCGAAGGCGCCCATGAAGTCGTCGAAAGCCGCCGTCATGGTTTCCGGCACGGCCTTGATTTCGGGTGCTGTCACGTTGGTTTCAGTCATGAATAACTCCTTTGCGGTGAGTGGAAGTGTCAGAGCGCTTTTCGATCCGATTGAATGAGACAATCTCTCTAACTATCTGTTTTTAAAGCATAATCTTTTCGATCCTCGTTTCGCTCCGGTCGGATTATGCTCTGAAGGAACGCGCCGCCATGGCTTTGGCGGCGCGGCGCATGGCGCGGGCCAGCTCGGTTTCCCGGTCGCGGAAAAACCGCTGATGCTTGACATTGGACACCCGCGCCGAGGGCGCCATGGGAAAGGTGACGACCGAGATTTCCCAAAGATCGGCCTCCAGAATGCGCCGCACGCCGCTTTTGGCCTCGCTGCGCGCCTTGACCGTCTGGAAGCCGATGGAAAGCCCGTCCAGCGCGCCTTCGCGCATCAGGGCCAGCACTTCGCGGGCGCGGCCCACCTCCGGCGAAAGGCGCCCTTCGACATAAAGCCCGCGCTGGTCCTCGCGCAGCGCCGTCCACCGGCCGATCGGTTCGGCGGGATCGTGCTGGTAGAGCATCCTGATGCCGGATGCGCCCCGCAGCCTGAGCGAATTGGCAAAGGCCCCGCGCTCGATCACGTCCAGCCCCAGATCCACCTCGCCGAACACGCTGGCATAGCCGGAAAAGGAGCCGTCCTCGGCCACGCCCTTCAGCGTCAGGCCGGAAAATTTCTGCACGAGCGTCATCGGCCCGCGAAAAGCGTGCATGGCTTTCTCCCTCTGTTTGAAAGCTGGAATTATCTGTCCCGCCCGAAGCGGGCGGCCAGGCGCGTCAGCGCGCCCAGCGCCCACCACGCCATGAGGCTTGCGGTGGTGGCGCCCGCCAGCATTGTTTCCTGGCTGGAAAGTTGATCGGCAATGCCCAGCCTCATGCCCAGCCACTGCCCGGTCGGCCCGCCGAAAATCAGCCCGAAGACCACGCCGGTCACAAAGCGGCTGGCCGCCTCACGCCGGCTTTGCGGCAGGAGGTAGACCAGCGAGATTGCCGCCCCCGCCATCGCCCCCGTCATCCGCGCCGACCACAGATGCGGATCGCTGCCAAAATCGCTCATAACTGCCCCCACAAACAAAAAGGACGCCTGCGGCGCCCTTTGGAAATCAAGATTGCTGATTTTGGAGAATCCCTTGGCGGGTTCTCTTCACCCATGGCTTTCACACCGTCACAGATTGAGTCCGCACATCCGCCCATCTCTCTGAGAAAAAAGCCTTATCCGTCATAGCCCACCGCCTGCCGCTTCTCTTCGTCGCTCAGGAAATCAGCCGCCCCTACCCTTGCCCAGAGCGCGTCGCGTTCCAGCGAAAGGCCTTCCACCTGGTCGAGATCGGGCGCAAGGCGCAGGCTCTCGCCATAGTCCTGCGAGAGGAAAAGCGAGAGGCTTTGGGCGGTGCGGCGCACCAGCGGCAGCACGGTGAGCCGGTAGAGCGCGCGGTTGGCCTCCTGATAATTGGCATAGGTATTGTCGCCGGGAATGCCCAGCAGCATGGGCGGCACGCCCAGCGAAAGGGCAATGTCGCGGGCCGCACCGTTGCGCGCCTCGATGAAATCGAGATCACGCGGCGAAAGGCTCATGGCCTTCCAGTCCAGCCCGCCTTCCAGCAACAACGGACGGCCCGCCCGCATGGGCCCGGCATAGCCCTGTTCCAGCTCGTCCTTCAGCCGCTCATATTGATCGGGCGAGAGATTGCCACCCTCCTTGGGCTGATAGACCAGCGCACCGGAGGGCCGGGCCGAATTGTCCAGCAGCCCCTTGTTCCAGCGCAGGGCGGCATTGTGCAGGTCGAGCGCGCCTGCCGCCGCCGCCAGCGGCGCAAAACCGTCATGATCGGAAAGCGGGTGAAAAAGCCGCAAATGCAGAATGGCCGGGGGTTCGGCCTCGGCGGGGATGCGCCGTGAAACGCCGCCCGCCCGGTAATCATAGGCCACCGGCCAGCCATCCGGCCCCTCGACAATGCCAACCCGGTCCGGCCGCAAAAGATGCAGCTCCCGCAGCCGCCCGCCAAGCCGCAGCGGCTCGACATAGGCATTGCCAGAAAGCGCCAGATGGCCATAAAGCGCCTCCAGAAAATCCGCCCCCGTCGCCCGCTGATTGGGCCTTGCCAGAAGCGTCAGCGCGGCATGATCTTCCACCTCGCGGTCATTGGCATAAAGCAGCCAGGGCACGGCGGCGGCGGCCTCCGCCACCAGCCGCACGGCCCGGTGCGCCACGGGATTGCCCATGAACCCTGCCCGCGCCAGCCCGGCATAGTTTCGGCCCGCATCACGGCCCGCCACCGCATCCATCAACAGCGCCAATCCGCCACCACGGCGGGAAGCGGACTTGGCGTGCTCCGGAGCGGAACCACGCCGGAAATACCGCATCACATCCATCATTTTTCCCATCACGAAAGTCCTTCCCGAATGGTCTGCGCCAGCAGGCCAAGCTTTTCGGCCCGGTCGAGCCCGTTGACGATGCGCCTTGCCCCCACCCAGTCCTGCCGCTCGCCCTGTAGAAACTCATCCAGCCTGCGGCCGGTAAAAAGCCCCTGCCGCATTCCCGCCACCAGGGCGTCCGCCGCCACCTCAGGCTTCAGCGCCAGATCGGGATCGGCCACCAGATCGAGACCAAGCGCCTCGCCCATGCGCTCGTAATTGCAGCGAAAGGTCAGTTGCACGAAGCCCCGGCCAAACCAGCTTTTCCCCTCTTCGTCAGGGCGCCAATAGGGTTGCGACACCTGCGGCAGGCGTCCCGCGCCATAGGCCGCCTCCAGCCGCGCCACGGCCTCGGCATCGCTTTCGGCCAGGGTTTCGCGCACCGGGGCAAGCCTGCCTGCCGTCTCATGAACGGCCGTGGCCAGCACATAGGCAAGCTGGTCGGGATTGCCGCCTTGCCCATGCTGGCGCCAGCCGCGCAGAATCGCATTCACCCCGTCCACCTGCCCCTGCGTGAGCCTGCCGCCAAACAGGGCAGCCCGAAGATGGTTAAACAATCGCCTCGACACCATGTCATTCATGGACACCCCCCCAATCCTTAGGGTTAACGTCAAACTTGCGGCTTCGCGCCGAACAAAATGTGGAAATCTAATCGTTTAAACTATTTTAAATCGTTTAATGGCCTGCGCCGTTAACTTTACAATTGCTTAAGCCTATGGAACTTTTGTCCTCGCCGCAGGTTAAGGGCGGCGATCAGCAAGCGCGGCTGAAGCCTGCGCAATCACTGCCAAACCAGTGCCATGACGGCACCGGGGACCAGAAGGAAAGATGAGATGGACGCCAAGAGCTCTGCACAAGTGAAGACGCCCGCCCAGGCAAGCCAGACTGTTCCCAGCCAGACCATTCCCAGCCACATCGTCGAGCGGCTGGAAGCGGAATGGCGCCAGATGCGCATGGCCGCACCGCAGCCCGCCAACGACAAGTAAGTTATCTTCCGCCAAGTTATTTTCCGCGGCCCGCCATTCGACGGGTCGCCGCCATTCTGGCCCGGTTTTTCTCGCCCCTTCTCAAAGCCCTCTCACCCTCGGCTCGCCCACGCCCTCCAGCAGCAGGGCCGTCAGCGCCCATACCAGCGCGTCCAGCCGGTCGGGAGAGCGTCCGCTTGAAAGTCCGTCCGGCCCGAAATCACACATCTGGTCTTCCAGCGCCTGAAACCGTCCGGCGTGCAGCACACGGCCCTGTTCGTAGAGGGCGGCCACCGGCTCGGCGCGCAGGAACTTGCCCCGCGTGGCCCGCACCAGTTTCAGCGGCAGGCTGGCCTCTACGCTTTTCAACAGCGCCGAGACCATTTCACCCCCCTGATTGATTTCGGCCACGACCCGATCGGCCTCGAAACGGCGGAAGGCCTTGACCACAGCCCCCGCCCAGGCGGCAGGCGTCGCGCTTTCCACCGAGCAATCGGCCAGCACCACCGCCCGCCCCCGGCCATCCAGCCCGGCAACCACAATGCCACAGCAGGAGCCCGCGCCGGAACCGGCGGGCGGATCGACAGCCACGACAATGCGGGAAAGCGGTTCCACCAGCCGCACGGTCAGCTCTTCCAGCCGCTCGCGCCGCCACAGCGCATCCTCCCTGTCTTCTATCAGTTCGCCATCCAGCTCCTGACGCCCCAGCCACGTGCCGCCATAGCGGCTTTGCAGCGCATCGATAAAGCCGGGCGCCAGATTGGCCGCATTGCCCAGTGTTGAAAGCCGCGCCAGCCGCGTGCCGGGGTCGGCCAGCAAACGCCTGAGGATCGGCACCGGGCGCGGCGTCGTGGTAATCACCTGCCGTGGATCCTCGCCCAGCCGCAGGGCAAATTGCAGCATGTCGAAGGTTTCCTCGGCATGTTTCCATTTGGCGATCTCATCGCACCAGGCATAATGAAATTGCGGGCCGCGCAAGCTTTCCGGGTCTTCGGAGGAAAAGATCTGCGCCACCGCGCCATTCGGCCACACCAGCCTGCGGCGGGAAATCTCCAGCTCGGGACGGCGAAAGCGGGCAATGCGCAAAATGCCGGAAAGCCCGTCGATCATCACCTCCCGCGCATCGCCCAGCGTTTCGGCCACCAGCGCAATACGCAGGCCCGATTTTTCGCCGCGCGAGGCCAGTTCATGCACCCATTCCGCGCCAGCCCGCGTCTTGCCGGAACCACGCCCGCCCATCAGCAGCCAGTTGCGCCACGCCCCTTCCGGCGGCGCCTGGGCGGGATGGCGCAAAAGCGCCCAGCTTCGCGTGAGCCGCCGCAAAACCAGCGGATCGAGCGTTGCAAACAGCGCCGCCATGCTTTCAGGTGCTGGCCGTCCTGCCGTGCTTTTCTCTGTCATCGCCCGCCCCGTATCGCGAATACGCCCGCAAAGCGTGCTGTAAAGCCCGGCAACCTCATCCAGCGCCTGATGCGCCTGAGTGCCATGCCGCACCATTTCCGCCAGCAAGGCCCCGCCCGCCACCCCGGCCAGAAGATCACCCCTGCCGCCAGCCCCGGCCATCACCGCACCCGGCCCATCGTGCAGGCCATTGGCGCCGTTACGATGTTCGCCATGCTGGTTTTCGCCCCGGAGCTTTCCGGAAAACGGCTGCCGCTTTCCTTCAGCCGCCTTGCGCGCCACGCCCCGCCCCTGCGCGAAGCTTACCGGAAAATCCATCGCCACCTCCGCCTCTCACGCCGGGCCTGCCCCAATCCCCGCCAAAACAGCAAATCTGGTTTCACTCCGATCCGATCACGCCCTCATGCCGGTTTCCGCAGTCCCCGGCGCTACTGCATAATTCCTTAAATCGGAATCGATTTAAGGTGAAAATTATGTAGCAGCTTTAAAGTGTTACAGCGTCCTTCGTGCGTTTGATCACAGTACACGACGCTACGGTTTTGCGTATGGTTTACCCCCCTCTGTCCTGCCGGACATCTCCCCCTCAAGGGGGGAGATCGGCAAGATCAAGGCACTGCCTGAATTCCTGAAAAACGCCGTCATCACACCTATTCATTGAAGAATGGCGCTTTGTCCGTATTGCAATCTCCACCCTTGAGGGGGAGATGCCTGGCAAGGCAGAGGGGGGTAGGCCACGCCACATGCCTCAGCGACCTGTACTGTGGATCCCGTTTTCACCGGAAATGCTCCAGGTCCGTCATCCATCCGGCACCTGCCCTGCCTGCCACTCAGCCAGCAGCATCCTTGCCCGCGTTTCCGCCTGGGTCTCCACCAGCGCCAGAAGGGCAGCCTGCGCCTCTTCCACGGGTCTGTTGTCCAGAGCGCGCTCCTCTTCAAGGTCGCGATCCCGCGCCAATTGCCGTTGCAACTGATCGATCTTTTCCAGCGTCCGCACGATCAGCGATATGGCATCGCTCGCCGCCTTCATATCCGCCCGGGCCAGCTTTGCCAGCGCCTCGTCCGCACCGTCAATCAAGGCCTCCGCATTGGCCCTGAGTGCCCTGAAGAGATCGAACTGGGCGCGCATCTCCAGCATGAGATCCGCCAGCAGCCGGGCATATTGCTCATTGAGCGCCGCCAGATCCGCCGCCTTCATTTCCAGCACAAGAGCTTCGGCTATGTCACGCCGCAACGCATCCCGCAT